ACGATGTAAAGTAGATCCNNTATTTAAATTAGAAAGAAATTTACGTTGTCGTTTATATCATGCCTTAAAAAATCAAAAAGCTGATAAAAGTAATAGAACAAAAAAATTAACAGGTTGTGAATTACCCTTTCTCAAAGGATATCTGGAAGCCAAATTCACAGAAGGTATGACGTGGGAAAATCACGGCTCATGGCATGTTGATCATATTCGATCCTGCTGTAGTTTTGATTTGACCCAAGAAGAAGAGCAAAAAAAATGTTTTCACTATACGAATTTGCAACCTCTTTGGGCACGAGATAATTTATCGAAAGAGGGTAAATTTGAAGACTTGGGTGAAAGTTAGATTGATTTTTGTAAAATTGATTTTGTATAAAAAATACTTATATAAGCACACCTGTTACCTAATATCGTCACGATATATATTTGAATACTATTTAAAGACCTTTTTATATAATATACTATAAAAGATGGACGAATCTAATATACCTTACGGTTCTATTTACAAAATACCATTTCCTAATGGAAAAGTTTATATTGGTTTAACAAATACCTCATTAAAACAACGACGGAACGAACATAAATGTAAAGCTAAAAATGGTAATACAAGATATGTATATAATGCTTTAAGAAAATATAATATGGTGGATACTTTTGAACTTATAGAAATAGATATTGCAGATAATAAAGAAGAATTATGTGAAAAGGAAATTGGATACATTCTAATGTATAATTCATTAGACAAAGAATATGGGTATAACGGAACACTTGGTGGAGATGGAATTAATGGTTATGTCTTTACAGAAGAAGATAGAATAAAAATGAGTGAAGCACATAAAAAACGGTTTATTAATAACCCAGATACATACAAAAAACAAGGTGATACATTGAGAAAATATTATGTAGAACATCCAGAAGCGGGAAAACTACATAGTGAAAGAATGAAAACACATTATGAAGAACATCCAGAAGCAAGGGAACGATTAAGGGAAATATCCATCAAACAATTTGAAAATCCAGAAGCAAGACAAAAAATAAGTGAAGCAAAAATCAAATATTTTGTAGAACATCCAGAAGCGGGAAAACAACATAGTGAAAGAATGAAAACACATTATGAAAACCCCGAAGCAAGACAAAAAAATAGTGAAGCGGTCAACAACTATTATAAAGAACACCCAGAAGCAAGACAAAAATGTAGTGAAGCACAGAAAAAACGTTTTGAAAAACCAGGAGCAAGACAAAAATGTAGTGAAGCACAGAAAAAACGTTTTGAAAAACCAGGAGCAATACAACACGCGTTAAATAAAAGAGGTAAAAACAAACCGTTTGATGTACATAAAAAAGATGGAACCTATATTGGAACATTTGATTATCAATTTGAAGCAAGAGAAGAATTACATTTAAAATATCAAATACCAAAGACTGTAAAAATAAGTGATGTATTAAATGGAAACCGAAAATCAGCAAACGGGTTTGTATTTAAATATAGATAATCTGTAACCAACCCATTAACCAAATAATCAAAAACCATTTTTTATTATTTTTATCGAAAGGGGGTAAATTTGAAAGTTAGATTGATTTTTGTAAAATTGATTTTGTACTAATCATATCAACATTATTCAATAACTATGAGCGAACCATTACATAGAATAGTTCCATATGAACGCCAATTTGCACGACACTCAAAATCTGTATATTGGTATCAGGAAAACAATGGAGATATAACACCTGAAATGGTTTATATATCATCAAAAAACAAATATTGGTTTTATTGTGATACGTGTAATCATACGTTTTACGCAAGTTTAAATAAAATTAATAATAATTGTTGGTGTCCTTATTGCTGTACTAATAGTATAACATTATGCGATGATGAACATTGCGCTTCTTGTTATCATAAATCCTTTGCATCCCATCCCAAAGTAATATTTTGGAATAGTACAAAGAATGGAACTGTAACCCCTCGTGATAAGTTTAGAAATGCAAATACAAAATTTTGGTTTAACTGTGATACATGCGAACATACTTTTGACATGTCGTTAAATAATCTTACTTACGGTGGAAAATGGTGTCCTTATTGTGCACATTGTGAATTATGTGATGATGAACATTGCGCTTCTTGTTATCAAAATTCATTTGCTTCACATCCAAAAGCACAGTTTTGGTATGTCGAAAAAAATGGAACTATAACCCCTCGTGATAAGTTTAGAAATGCAAACGCAGGTACTAAGTTTTGGTTTTATTGTGATACATGTGACCATACTTTTAAGACGAGTTTAAATGACGTTAATTCTGGTTGTTGGTGTCCTTATTGTGCACATTGTGAATTATGTGATGACGCATACTGTACTGCTTGTTATAATAATTCCTTTGCATCCCATCCCAAAGTAATATATTGGAATAGTATCAAAAATGGAGATATAAACCCACGCAAGGTGTTCAAATATTCAAATAAAATATATTGGTTATATTGCAATTCGTGTGAGCATACTTATGATACAATATTATCTAATCTAACCTTAAACGAAAGTGGGTGTTCTTATTGTGGGATTCAGGGAAATATAAAGTTGTGTGAAGATATAAACTGCGAAAGTTGTTTTAATAAATCATTAGCATCCTGTCCAGAAATCGTTAGAAAGTATGATGTAAAAAATACAAAGAATCTACGCCAAATATTTAAGAGTACTAGCAGTATTAATCAAAAGATTTGGCTAAAATGTGATACTTGTCCTCATTCATACAATACTACGGGTGCTACCATACAACGCGGTTGCGGATGTCCATATTGTAGTGTTCCTTGCAAGGAAATATGTGACGATGATGATTGTGACTTCTGTTATCAGCATTCTTATGCTTCACACCCTACCTCTATTAATTGGAGTAAAAAAAATGGAAATATAAAGCCAAGAGATTGCATAAAAAAAAGCAATAAAAAATATTGGTTTGATTGTGATAATTGCAAAGACCCATATTTATGTGCTTTAAATAATAGGTGCGCAGGTAAGTCATGTCCCATATGCAAAAGAAAAACAGAGAAAAAAATGCATGATGCTTTAAAAGAGAGACATCCAGACATCGTAAGAGAATTCAAACAAGAATGGTGTAAAAACATAAATTGTCTTCCGTTTGACTTTTGTATTCTTGGACTCAAAATTATTATTGAGTTAGATGGACGACAACATCTTCTTATACAAGTAAGCAATTGGGGTGATCCAGAAAGCATTCATGAAAGAGATGTCTATAAACAAAAATGTGCGAAAAATAATGGATATCATACGATTCGTATTTTACAGGAAGATGTGCTCTATGACAAGAACAAATGGTTAGATAAGTTGTTGCTAGAGATCGAATATATTAAAAATAATCAAGGTAGTATTCATCATCGCTATATCTGTGATAATAACGAATACGACATATTTCCCCAATAACCAACCAAAAATATATGTAAATATTGTATTTTTTTATTATTTTTATCGAAAGGGGGCAAATTTGAAGACTTGGGTGAAAGTTAGATTGATTTTATAAAAATGATTGTTTATAAAAACATTTACATAAGCATATTTGTTACCTATTATCGTCACGATAATTTATTAAAATACCATTTAAAGACATATTTATATAATATTATATAATGCCTGTATTAAAATTAGATTATAATAAAGAATTAAAACTAATCGAAACGGAAAATAAAGTTAAATTTACATATGAAGGTAATTTGAACTCCCATACATCTTTGTCTTGTAATTGTATAGAACCTAATTGTAATGAACTATGCAAACGTTCTTATAGAGATTTATTAAAAGATAATTGTTGTATGTGTACAAATCATTTGAGACATTATAATTTAATACAAAAATATGGAACTCTTGACGAAGTTATGGAAAAAGTTGAGAATGCGGTTAAAGATAAAAAACCTGAAATCTTAACAATTGAAGGACTAAAACAGGTAAATCTATTTCAAGCCATTAATTACCATAAAATATATATTAAAGATTTACAACAAAAATATGATTATAACAAATTTATGCAACAAAAAGAACATCCAATATTAAAAAATAAAATAGAAAAACTTGTAAAACAACACGGAGCAAAAGTATTATTTTGGGATTGGATAGAAAA